TCCAGTACCAATCAGGTGATCCACCTTTTCTGTTGCACTTGATACGGTTGCGGCGGTCTTTGTAGTATTCGATCTGGTTGTATGTGTCGTCCTCTGAATAGCAGCAGTCCCCGAATAGCTCCGACTCGGTAGGTAAAAAGAGGCGGCAGAGTGAGCTCTCGCCGTTTTCCTGCTTACGCTCAACCTCGGCGATCACATTGCGAAGCTCCTCCGGCAGACTGTTGAAAACTTCCTCGTTTAAGTAGCGCTTGACGTCTGAGTCTGCGAAGCCTCCGGCGTTTCTGTTGTTCTGGTTGTAGGCAACCTCTACCGGCAGGCAGTCCTTACTCTCGAAGCGAGCCCAGCCCGGGCCCATGTCAACGACTACGAGATCCATTTCCTCGCCGTCGAGGGTTTTCTCTGTGATAATGTCGCCCGCCTTCAGGCCGCTGGTGTTGTCCTTGATTTTCTGGGCCAGTTCCTCCCAGTTGATTGCTGTCTCTGTGGTTACTGTCTGTGTTAATACTGCCATGATAAGATCCTCCTTATTTTTTCTCCGCATAGAAGCGGTGGTTGTTAATTGTCATTATGTAGCGCTGTGACTCGTGGAACTTACTCGCCACAAGATCGGGATTGTAAAAGTATTTTATCGGCTCGGTGCTTGCTATCATTCCGAAGTCAAACACATACCGAACGGCCTGCATTGCCTCCGCTGACGGCTCCGGTCTTTTCTTGGAATAGGAGTAGCGGGCTGCTGCCTCTGCCGGCCGGATCCCGTCGTCCTCACATGCCTGCAGGATACACTGGCAAATTGCAATTTTACCCGCCAGCGGTTCGCCATCGGCCTCTGCTGTGACGATCTGAGCCACCTCGTAGCGCTCGGCGTCTGTCAGCTCGTACCGGAGTTCAAAACCGGCCTCAGAGGCCCACGATCTTGCGAGCTCCTCCATGTCTACCGCGTGAGGTTCTCCGTTCTCTGTCAGATATGCGAAGTAGTAGCCGTCCGGCTGTGTTTCGTCCTGAATTATGAGAGTAGTCTCCTGCGGTGTTTCTGTTGTTTCTGCTGCTGGAGCGTTTACCGGTTCTTTTTTCTTGCTGCAAGATACCAGACTCACGGTAACGGTCACAACGAGCACCAGAGCGGCGCCTGCTGCCAGTCTGGCAAGGAAAACCTCGCGGCGCCTATTGGCTTTTCTGCGTTTTCGTGCTATAATTTCTCTGTGATCTTTGAAATTATGGACGGGCTCAGGCGAGAGCACCGTCTCCTTCTTCGCGGTCACTTGGGCTGGACGTTCTGGGCGTCTGGCCCTTTTTATGTCCTCATGTGTTTGCATTGGTCTGTATGCCTCCTTTTGGTTCGTAGTTTCTCAGCTCGCAGAGGGCGAGCGTGAAGTCTTGGAAGGCGAGCTGCTTCACCAGATCTGCCACCAACAAAACACGGTACCAGCCGGAGCGGTACGTCGCCGCGTCCTCTGGTTGCATTTCTGTGGCCCGCTCGAGCTTTCTGTCTGCATAAGACTCAGCCCGCTGCATTTCCTTGTCTGGGACCTCTTGGCCCAGTATCTCAAAAACCGCCTTGCGGCTGTATTCTTCGGCCATGTGTTGCGCGCCTCCTTTACTTTTTGTCGTTGTCTTTTCCACCTTTGTTGTTGTAGCTGATAATTACCAGCGTTACGCAAATAATCAGGGTAATAAGTACGCCGTTACTCACAAGATCCACCTCCATTCATAAGATCCGGCAGTCTGCACCCGAGTTTGTAAGACTGGGGCATGTATGTGATCTGTCTCAATTTCCGGCCGGTTATGCCGTACTTCGGGTTGTAGCCCAGAAGGTCGATGTAGTCCGTCAGGTCGTCCCGTTCTTCGCTCATGGCCTTAGTCACCTCGTAGAGCGCCAGAACGTCGTCGATCGCTCTGTGGCTGTTCTGGACCTTATCAGCGAGGCCGTAGTGCTCGATCGCGTTCATCAGCTTGTGCGGGTATGCCGCGCGGTCCTTGTATACTGTCAGGGAGTCGAGCGCCCGGAGCTTTGGAGCTTTCGGAACCATGCCGCAGCGCTTGAACATTTCCAGAATGAAAAGCAGGTCAAACTGGATATTGTGAGCCACCAGCAGCACCTCGCTGTCACTGTGGAGCATATTGCAGAAGATCCTGCAGGCTTCGCGGTAGTCGATCCCTTTATCTGCCAGCATGTCGTCGGTGATATGAGTCAGCTCGACGATCTTCTCCGGTATCTTTTCGCCCTCCGGCAGCTTGCAAAAAGCGTCGATTTTGAGTTCTATGCCGTTTTCGGTTACGAGAGCAGCAGCCAGCTCGATGATCTGATCCTTTTCAGGATCGAGGCCGGTTGTCTCAGTATCGAAAAATACAATTTTCTTAAACTGCTGCAACAATTTCCTCACGCTCGAGCACCTCCTTCGCAACGAATAGCTTTTCGGTGGCTGCTATCGTCTTATTTTGGTTCATGGTGCGGGTTACGCTGTGGATCCACACCGGCACGAAGTCGTCAGGAGCTTCCTGCTCGCTGATTAGTACAATGTTGTCATGGCTCCAGAGCCGTGCGACTCTCCAGAAGTCCGCGTGGTCGAAAATTTCAACCGATTTATACTGCTTTGTGTTCTCGTAGGGTGGATCCATGTAAATGACGCACCCGGTCGGGTTCCATGCCCGGTAGTCCTTATGTAAGAAAATGACGTCCTTCAGCTTGTCCCGCTGCGCCTCGATGTTGCGCCGGCCCTCGTCCTGATAGTCCCGGAGTCCTCCGGTTGTCTGAGTCTTGCCAGAGTAGCCGCCGTCGAAAAATCTGCCATTATACGAAGCCACAAAACCGACATAGCCTGCGTACCATTCCGGGTAGTCGTCGCGGTTGGCTCGGACTTTGGCGTATTCCTCGCGCTCGATGTAGCCCGGGAGCTCGCCGCCTGCCTGAATGTGCTGCATGAGGGCGATCAGGTACTTGTTGCAATCGCTGGCGATCCGCTGCGGGGCTTCGATCTTGTCGATCACATTGCAGCCGCCGCAGAATGGCTCGAGATAGGTCTCATAGCCGGAGCGCTCGATCTGTTCCTGAATGATCGGCACGATGTAGCGGGCGACTTTCGCCTTGCTTCCCATGTATTTCATAGGGCTGCTGCCTCCTTTCTTTGTTGTCTCTGTTTCTTCCAGTTTTGATAGTCTGCCATAACGACAGGATCCTCGAACGCTCTCGACATTCCGCTGATTATGGTCCTGCAGAGCGCGTCGCTCTCATTTTCCGGGAGTGTATCGAGTTCGATGTTGATATTTTGCGGGGTTCTGGATCCCACGCTTTTGAGTGGTTTCATTGCCATAAAGTCGCTCCTTCCTCTGCTTGGTTTCACACACCGGGCAGACGTACCCACTCGGAGGGATAACGGCCAGAGCGCTGATCTGCCAGTCCTTACCGCATATTCGGCAGGCTGCTTGTCTCGCTTGTGAGTTCTTTCTTGCCATTAGGGGACCTCCTCGTCGTCGCCGGCCTCGGTGTCGTCCTGCTCCTCTGGGGTATCACACCCGAGAGAGTGGAGCAGCTTGCGGGCTCTGTCTCTTGCCATGCGTTTGATCTTGGTTCTGTACTTCTTGCGGATCCGGCGCTTTTTGTGGTGTTCTGCCATGTACCACCAGTGGCGATCATTGCACCAGATACGGTCCACCGCGTCGCGTACAATCTTCACAATTTTACCGGCCAGCTCTTTGATCCAGTCGAACACCGGGGAGAGTGTGCGCTCTATGATTTCCCTGAGCTCCTTGAGTCTCTCACTGAGCTGTCGAATGTCGTCCGGGACCTGTATTCCGTCGTCTGGGGAGCAGTCTCTAAAATAATCAGGCAGCGGCGGGGGTGTGAGACCTCGGCAAAATTCCGCGGTAGTTATTCCGCTGTGGCTTGTGTGCTGCATTACATTAAAGAGGACCGTCTCAAAGTCTGAGTGGTGGCTGCTTACGGTTCGCAGGATCCGGTTGCGGTATTTCTTGCGGATCCGGTATTTTCTGCCATGCTCAGCGAAGTGGATCCACTTGCGCGGTATGTAAGTAGGGTAGTAGTCTCTTGCTTTCATTGCGTACCTCCGTTTCCTAACTTACGCGGTGCGTAAGATAAGGCTAAAAAAAATACGGCCGGCCTTTTCTGGCGGGATCTCCAGAGAAAATACGAGCTTTTCCATGACGTCGGACGAGGGCTGCACTTTCCCGTTTAATATGTTGCTAAGCGTGTTTCTATTGATCCCGGTTTTCTCCGCGAGTTCCTTAATTGTTTTGATTTCTTTCTCTGCCATGATCTTTTTGATCTCGATGTAGTCGGTTTTATAAATTTCTACCATTGTGTGCCTCCTTTCTCAAAAACTTACCTACTGCGTAAGGTTATAGTAACACCGACAAGCAAGCGTGTCAATACTTTTTGCGTAAGTTTTTTAATATTATGCACAGTATTAGTTGCGTTTTGCGTAAGTTTGTGATATTCTAAGGGTGTTCTAAATAAGAAGGAAGGAGGTGCCAGACATGGCCGAGATCAACGACCGAATAAAGGAGCGGCGGCTCGCAGCCGGCAAAACGCTGTTAGAAGTGGCTGAGTATTTAGGAGTCAAAGAAGCGACAGCGCAGCGGTACGAGAGCGGAGAAATAAAGAATATTAAGCATGAGACGATTGTCTCACTGGCTCAACTCTTTAATTGTTCTCCGGCGTACCTTATGGGCTGGGAGTCAAAGGCGGCTGTCAATGATTTCCCGCTATCTGATATAGAGAAGGAAATAATCATAGCATACCGCAAAACCGACGCAATAGGCAAGGCTTGTGTGCTTCGCACGCTCGGCGTTGACGAAAAAGGGGACAATCAAAAAATGGCATAAATTACCATAAAAAACGCCCCCGAACTTCCCGAGAGGGAAATGTTATAAAACTTGATTTTACATAACCGACGCGGCCGGCCCAGAACTCCGGCCGATGATCGGTTACAATAAAAGCGAAGGAGGTCCTTATATATGGGAATGAGATTTAGAAAGAGTAAAAAGATCGCGCCGGGTGTTCGCCTGAACCTGAGTGCAAAGAGCGCAAGCATATCAATCGGCCCGAAGGGTTTCAAGAAAACATTCAGCACCAGCGGCCGGGTGACAACAACGGTAGGGATCCCGGGTACCGGGCTTTCCTACTCCACAAGCAAGAAAATGGGCCAGATTGCTGCCGGATCCACCTCTCAGGAGGCGCCTGCTGCCGCTGTGGTGGCCTCAAATAAAAACAAGTGGGTAACTCTTGCCCTCTGTGTTTTCCTCGGCTTCTTTGGCGCTCACCGCTTCTATGTTGGCAAGGTTGGCACCGGAGTCCTTTATATTTTCACCGTCGGTGGTCTGGGCTTCGGCTGGATCATTGACATGGTTATGATCTGTTGCAACAAATTCACCGACAGCACCGGCGCGGTGGTTGGTCTGAAGGTTGCTGAGTATACCAGACAGCCGGATCCTGATCTTGCAGAGGCTTCTCTGGAGGAGCAGCGGGAGGCAGCGGCCGAGACTGCCAGAGCTTACGGCTATACTGCAATAGAGTCAGGCGCTCAGGATAATGCCGACAAGTAAAAACACGGCTCGAAAATATGCCGCAGGAGGTAGCTCGGATAATTCCTGCGGCGTAGAGCCATTACGGGCGGTCATTTATGCAAGATATTCCAGCAGCGGCCAGCGTGAGGAGTCGATCGAGGGACAGCTCCGCGACTGCTACGAGTTCGCCAAAAAGCACGGCATTATTGTTATAGGCGAATACATCGACAAGGCAATGACTGGACGAGTGGATCGACGGCCAGACTTTCAAAGAATGATGAAGGACAGCGAGAAGGGCCGCTTTAACTGCGTTTTGCTCTGGAAAATGGACCGTTTTGCCCGGAACCGGTACGACTCGGCCATGTATAAATATAAGCTCAAAAAGAACGGGATCCGTATTTTCTACGCAAAAGAGACCATACCGGACGGCCCGGAGGGTATTATATTAGAGTCAGTAATGGAGGGCTACGCTGAGTATTACAGCGAAAATCTCGCCCAGAACGTGAAGCGCGGCAACTACGACAGCGCGCTGGAGCTCAAAACGCTGGGAAAGACCTGTCTCGGGTTAAAAACTGGCCCAGACGGTCGCTATATGATAGATCAGGCCGAGGCCGCTATCGTTCGCAGGATCTTCGAGGAGTATGCCGAGGGTGAGCGCGCGAAGGATATATACGAGAGACTAAACTCAGAGGGCTACCGGACGAGCCGGGGCGGTAAATTCAACAAGAACAGCCTCCGGCGTATTCTATCGAATAAAAAATATATTGGTGTCTATGAGTATGAGGACATTTATGTCGAGAATGGGATCCCGGCCATAATTACCGATCGGGATCTATTTGAGAGGGTTCAGAAAATGCTAAAAATAAACCACGACGCACCGGCCAGAGGCAAGGCGCAAAATTTCCTGCTTACAACAAAATTGTTTTGTGGGCTTTGTGGTTCTCCGATGATAGGCGACGGCGGCACCAGTCACACCGGAAAAGCATACGCCTATTACTCATGTACGAAGCGCAAGCGCGGCCGGAGCTGCAAGAAGGAGTCGGTGCCTAAAGACTGGATCGAGGACCTTGTTGTCGGTGAGCTTGTCAAAATCGTACACAACGACGAACTGATCGAGCAGATTGCCGATCGTGTCATGGAGTACCAGAAAAGAGAAAAGGATCAGTCCGGCCTTCATGCGCTGGAGACCCGACAGAAAGAAAACGAGAAAGCAATCAGCAACATGCTGGCGGCCATTGAAGCCGGCATAATTACCCCGAGTACAAAAACCCGGCTCATGGAGCTGGAGGCTGATCGCGCGGACATTGAAAAGGGAATAGCTCACGAGCTCTTAGCAGAGCCAGAGTTTGAGCGGGATCAAATTATCTATTTTTTAGAGAGGTTCCGCTCTGGAGATATAAACGACGAGGCGTATCGCATTATGTTGGTCGATACGTTCCTAAATTCCGTCTATTTGTACGACGACGATCATCTGGTTTTAGTGATGAATTACTCAGGAGAGAATTGCAAGGTTGATCTCAAACTGGTGGAAGGCGCTGTCAGTGGTGACGGTTGCAAAGGTTCAGCTTTTGCGCCGTCAAGCGCATTCTAAAATTAAAAAGGGTTAAGCCTTAGGGCTTAACCCTTTTTGATTTTAGAAGCGGAAGCGAACCTTGTCC